GTCGAAGAACTCCTTGGAGTACGTCTCAAGCGAAGTAGGGTCAAGAGGTCCCTGACCAGCCGACAGGCGCTTCTCCAGTTCAGAGTACGCCTTAGCCAGTTCATCAGGACTCTGGAACTTCTCAGGAAGCCATTCAGGACGCGCCTCCACAGGCTGATCTTGGGCTGTAGCCTGACCGCCCTGCTCCTGAGCAACTGCTTGCGCCAGCGCGTCGGTCTCATTGTTTGTCTCTGCGGTGTCTCGAACGACTGTGATTTGCTGATGGTCTGCCATTACTGTTGCTTAAGCCTGTCCTCGGCAATGTTTCCTATGGTCTTCGCAGCCTGAGGCCCTGCCATGGTGAGCATCTGCTGCTGCATGGCCAGTTGCTGCTCCTGAGCAATCTGCTCCTCAGACTTGACCAGACCTGCCGTGTCGATACCGAGGGCTGCGGCACGGCGATTCATGTACTCACGGAAGTCTACATACTGCTGAAGCCCGCCGGGTCCCAGAATCTGGGCAATTCCCTGCAAGTAAACATCTAGGCGGTTCAGGTCATTGCCTCGACCAAGAGCGTCGATGCCCGTGACAATCGTGGGCGTGACCATCTTCTTGTCGATCTTGGGCATCTTCTTGGCCTTGGCCAGCCTGTCGATGATGCGGTTCACCAGAGGCAACTGGAACTCCTGCGAGAGCAGGCTGTAGATGCCTCCGAGTTGGCGCTCGATGCTCTGGGTGACCAGACGGATCTCCTCTGCCGTCACGCGCTCCGCATTGCGGATGGACGCCTCGGTCAGCAGGAAGGCGTAACTCAGGCGCTCGTTGATGGTGTTCATCGTCTGGAGCGCCACCGTGAGGTCAGCAGCCTTGGCAACTTGGAGAACACTTACGTCCGCTGCATTACCCTCGATAATCGCGCCGTTGGCAGACTGGGCCAGTTTCTTCGGACGGGTGGTCCCCACCGGGTTAACAAGGAAGAGGACCTTGGAAGAGGCTGCTGCCGCCTCGACAATACTCTTCGACAGGCTTTCGAGGGAGACCAGATCACCGTAATACTGCTCAACGTAGCCACGACCGTAGTCCTCCCCGTCCACACGGTGCATCCGCAGCGCAAGGAAAGGATTCCGCTCCTCGGTGAACGTCGAGATGGAATCCGGCAGGATCGTTCCTGCGACCTCCTGATACACCTCAACCTTTCCTTCGGGCAGGCTGTGGGCACAGGTGTAGATGTCCACCGTGTCCTCATGGGATGCCATGCTGCTCTTGGCGATCATGGCCGCCTCTGGAGGCAGCATCGACGGGGCTACGGTCTCCTTGATCACGACCTTGCGGACCTTGCCCATGGGGCAACGCTTGACTACATAGCGGTCCAGACGGATGACCCTCATGGGTCCCTCGTCAGGGAAATACAGCAGCACGTTGCCGCAGACGATCAGTTGCTTGAGCGCCTCAAACAGGGCAACCCGGATGCTTTGGCCCTCGATGTCCCGCATGACCAGACGCTCCATCTCGGACAGGGTCTGCTCTGCCTCGCCCTTGGCCCTAGGGGAGATCGTCTGGAGATCCCGTGCAGCCTTGGGATCGATGACGAACCGGAAGAAGGGGGCATTGGGAGGCAGCAGGGACAGCAGCAGTGCGCTGGCAAGGTTATTCACGCCACGCGCACCTACTGACTGGTATGGGGTCGGGAACTTGTACGCGGTCTTGTCGCCCTCGTCGGGCATCAAGTGCGGCAAGGTCAGCCGAGAGCAGTCTCTGGCACGCTCTAGGTACGGGAACCTGCGGGTTTCAAGTTTCAGGTACAGAGCCTTGCCAGTTTCGTGCATGTCAGGTTCCCGGAATGTTCATGCCCGGAGAGGTGCCCATCTGGATGCGCAGACGGCGCTTGCCCTTGGACTGGAACATCTCTCCTCCAGCGACGGGCTTGGCAGGACGAGACTGGGTCATCATCGGTGCTGCCACGTTGGCCATCTGGGGAGGCTCTGGGAGTTGGGATGGAGGGGGAGGTGGAGGGGCGGGCCTTGGGCTGCTAAAGCACATTCTCGTTTTGCTCCTCTAAGAGGCGAATCAGGTATGTCACGACAGAACGCTGACCAGCCCTGTAATAGATCTCTGGAAGAGTTTCTTTCAGGTCTGCACACCGTTCTGGGTATGTCTGGTCAAGGAAGGTAACTACCTCCACAGGAATCCGTGGAATTGGCTTGCCTTCCTTAGAAGAGTCGTTATTCGCCATCTTTCTTGCTCTGGATATAGGCGTACAGGATCACCACATAGTTGATGACATCGAGGACCGTGTCCTTGACCGCCTCGTCCTTGACCCTGAACTCGCCTGTGGTGATGAAGGTCGATAGGCGTGACATCTTGTCGGTCAGGCGAACCATGATGCCTGCCTCGGTCTTGCAGATGCCCATTGCCTCGCACCGGGTGAAGTTGAGGAAGGGGTGCGAATCGTCCTTGCCTCCCGAGTAGTCGTGGTTCTTCCTCTCGGACAGGCTACGCGCCTCATCCGTGAGTTCCTTGTGCATTGCCAGCAGACGGGTTCTGTTCATGGGTTCCATAGTTTGATCTCCTTGGTTGCCCAATCGTACTCGCCGTGCCTGAGGATTCGCGCACATCGTGCCTGACTAAGGGCAAACTCGTCGTTGAATCCTGCGTTGCGGTACGCCTGAAGAACCTCCTCGTAGGTGCCCTCCTTCAGGATCTTGTCTGCCTTGACTGGGCCTATGCCTTCCAGCCCCGGATACCCATCGGTCTTGTCTCCCGTCAGCGTCTGCATCAGCCAGTTGCGGTCTGCCTCCTGAACGGTCAGGCACCTTGGCTCATCGTCCTTGTCGGGGTTCCAGACCAGACCGGGGATGCAGTTCAGGTCCTTGTCCGACGAGATGATCATGGTCTTCTCGAAGTCGTTGGGACATTGCAGCAAACCGATCACATCGTCCCCCTCAAGGCGAGGCTCCATGATCACCCTGTACAGGTTCGACAGCAGTTCCCTCACGGCCCTATAGCCACACGGCTTGCGGCACGACTTGCGGTGGATCTTGTAGGCGGGGTAGATGTCCTTGCGGAAGTTGTCAGAACCCGTGAAGCCAAACACAAGATCAGTCGCGTTGAACCTGTTGGCCCACTCATTGACCTTGGACTCGGTCAGCGCAAGCGCCTCCCTGACATTGCCGAAGGCACAGTCGAGGTCATCGTCAAGCCTTGCAACGTACTCGGTTGCAGCGCAGATGTTGTAGATCAGAATGTCGCCGTCAATCAGCAGTTTCACGACGCCTCCGCTTCTGCCGCCTTGGCGAGAACATTGATCAGGCCGAATGCCCCGTGCATCGTTGACTTGATGCAGATCGAGTACCCGTCCTCCTTGGATGTCTTGACGGCGAACCCGATGAACGCCATCTCGTCAAACCGCTTCTTCAGTTCATCGACCAGTTCCTTGGTGGTGATGTACTCAATTGGTGTAGACACGCTTAAGTCTCCTTACGTTTTCAATGTGACTAGTTTGCTCGTCACTTTTGGAATACCTTGCCTTCAACAGGTGAAACACCTGCGGGAACTTGATTATGGTGTACCTGCCCACTTCTTGCAGGAACCTGACTGCATTGTCCCCGTAGGCGCACCACACGAATACCCCGGGGTTCTTCTCCCTGACCTTGCCTTTCCAGATGTTGGACAGCATGAGCAGAACCCCGAGATGCTTATTGGTTATCTCCACGGTAGGCGTCCGGTTCCACCTGATGCATCCCTCGCCATCAAGCAGCCCAGCCGCATAGGCTCTCAATGTGTTTCTGCCCAGTTGGCACCGATCCGGTATTCGCCGTCTAGAGGGCATCTGAAGTTGAAACCCTTTCCAGCCTTGCGTATGGCATCGACCACGATGCTACCGACTTCGTGTGCGTACTCGGGCGTGGAAACAAACTGATACTCGTCGTGCACCGCAGCCACCTGCCAGCACCTGTTGGGATCGATGGCGTTGTACGCAATGATGCACGCCTGCTTCATCACGACTGCACCCGCTGACTGCAACAGGGTGTTCAGCGCAGCGTGCTCGGATCGTGGGTACAGCGGTCTCCCGTCGATGCCCTTGATCCATCCACGGCGTGCGATTGTCGTGCTGACGGTCTCCTTGAGTTTCAGGTAGGCGGGGACCTTGGCCTCGAAGTTGGCCCGTGCGTTGGCTCCAGTCCTCTTGGATCCGCCAAGGACGATCCCCAACTTCTCGTTGCCTGCACCGTAGATCAGCGCGTAGATGGCTCCCTTGGCCTGATTGCGTGCCTTCTTGTGCTCGGTGTTGTTCTTGTCCATCACCTCGGACATGGCCAGACCGAACGCCTGTGCGTTGGTCCAGTGGATGTCTCCGGTGGTCACAGCCTTGGCGTACTCGCCATTGTCGTACGCACCAAGGTAGTGCGCGAGGCACCGCAGTTCCAGACCTGATGCATCCACGCCAACCATGACCATTCCCGGCGGTGCGATGAACAGTTTCCTGTACTCGGGATCCGTGGGAACCTGAGCCATGTTGGGCCTGCTGTGGGTGCACCGTCCGGTCAGGGCACCGTTGGTGTTGACCCTGCCGTGGATCTTGCCTGCCTTGGTGACCACCCTGAGCCACGCCTCCTCGCCGTCTGCCAGTTGCCCGATCCGCTTGCCCAGCGTCAGGTACTCGGCCAGCACAGCAGCCTCGGGGTAGTCAAGGGCAGCAAGGACAGCCTCGTCCACCCTTGGGCGTCCATCTGGAGTAAACTCGGTCGGCTCCCACCCGTGCATCGTCTTCAGCCTGTCTGCAATCTGCAAGCGAGACCCGGGATTGAAGACGGTGACCTTGGGCTTGAGGACCTTGTTGGTCTTCTCGGAGATCCTCTCCTGCACGATGGGAGGAAACATCTTCTGCATCTCCTGCTCGATGTCCAGCATCCTCTTGCGCAGTTCTGCGTGCAGACGTTCTGCCGCTTTAACGTCAAACGTGATGCCTGCCCTCTCCTGCTCCTTGATGATCTGCGCGAACAGCATCTCGATGTCCAGAGCCTCGGTCGCTCCGGGAAGGCTGGGGTGCTTGCCTAGGTGCCTGTGCAGGGCGCGTGTCAGTACAACGTCATTACGGCAGTACTCGTCAAGCATCGGGCCAGCCGTGAAGTCACCCCCGGTTGTCTTGGGGAACTTGAGTCGGTGACCCCACGCCTTGAGCGAGTGCAGCCCCACCAGTTCCTTGGGCATGGTGGGATCCCTGTAGTCCTGATCCGCAAGGTTGGTGTACAGCAGCCTAGAGGCAACAGCGGTGTCGAAGACACGATGCTGCCCTAGGCCAAAGCCGTACAACTTGGTCAGGGCGGGAAGGTCAAAGCCGATGATGTTGTGTCCCACGATTGTGCCGGGACCGCAGAGGATCTCAATGCCTTCCTCTGGCGTCACGGTTTGCGGTTCCCCGTCGTTGATGCACACGCCGAACGAGCGGACCTCCTTGAGGTCGCTCAGGTGCATCCAGTCCATCAGGGGATTGGTCTCGATGTCAAAGTAAATGATGTCCATGTCTCTCTTTCCTTTCTGTCTAGGATCCTAGACAAGGCTGCTTTCGTCAAACCCTGCCTGCCGCAGCGCACGTTCAACCCTGTAGCGCATCCTGCGGTAGATGCCTCGGGCTTCCTTCTCGGTGATCGGATCGTCTGGGTTCCTTTCCGTGTACAGCCTAGCGACCTCTGCCCATGAGCGATAGGGGGTGATCTCCGACATGTCCTTGGGCTTGGGCCTGTTGCCGTACCCGTGCAGCACGATGTAGGAGACCAGTTGCGGACTGACCTTGAACATGCGAGCGATCTCGATGTTCCGCATGGTCTTGGACAGTTCGCGGATCTGGTCTGCCTGCTCCTGACTGAGGCTTCGGGGCTTCATCCTTCTCCCTCGTACAGGGCACGCTCAAGCGAGACATGCAGCAGCGCACGAAGCCGGATGACCTCGTCCTGAAGTTCGTTGATCCTGTTCCTCAGCCGCTCGTTGTCTTCCCTGAGGTCTGCCAGTTCAATGATTGGATCAGAGTTCGTCATCTGTTGTCTCCATTGCGAATTCCGCGAGTCTGCCTGATTCCTTGAAGTAGCGAAGAGATCCCGCAATTCCCGTATCTCCCGTGAAACGATTCTTAAGCACCCTGAGTACCAGTTCATTCGGTGCGTCTCCTTGCTGGTTGCGCTCCATGCCAATCACAGCATCAGCAAGTTGAGCGATTGAGTGCGAGCCTCTCAGTTGGGCTAGGGAGGTTGATGCGCCCTCCTCATGCCCACGGTCCCCATCGGGCCTGCGAAGGTGGGAGACCACGAACATTGCCGCCTGCGTCTCCTCGACAAGCGAGCGCAGGGATGTCATTGCGTTGTCGATCAGCCTGCGCTCGTCCCCGTCACCAAGACCGGACACGACGATGGAAAGGTGGTCAAGGAAGATGTACTCGCAGCCGCACGACTTGATCATGTACCTAGTCCGCGCAAGCAGGTTCTCGGGATCAACCGATCCGAAATGGTCGAACAGCACCACGTTGGACACGGTCGCCTCGAATGCCTCTCGCTTCTGCTCGTTGGTGATGTCACGGTCCTCCCAGAAGTACGGGGGCGTGTTGAGGTGGATGCCCATCAGGTTCCTCGCGGTCCTCTTGACGGACTCCTCAAGCATCAGCAGGCCGACCTTCTTGCCGTTGCGGATCAGGTGGCAGACCATCTCACGGCACACAGAGGACTTGCCGATGCCCGTGCCTGAAGTCAGGACAACAAGTTCGCCTTTCCGTATGCCCAGCAACTTCTCGTTCAGGGCAGTCCACGGATATGGGATCGAGTCGTTCTGGTCCTCGGTCGTGACAAGATCCCACAGGTCCGACCCAAGAACAACGCCATCAGGACGATAAGCCTTGGCACCATAGACAGCATCGATGACACGCTTGCCCTCCCCTGCGGTGTAAGCCTCGTTGGCATCCTTGTACCCATGAATGGTTCCGATCTTGGCCTTGCCCGGGGTCAGCAGCATGGCGCATTCCTTGGCTGCCTTGCGACCCGGCTCATCATCATCGAACATGATCACGACAGAGTCGAACTTCTCCAGCCACTCAAGGTTGCTCTGGAAAGACTTGAATGCGCCTCCTGCACCTGTGGGTATGGAGACCACGGGCCATCGGTTGCCGAACAACTGGCTGACCGTGAGGGCATCGATCTCCCCCTCGGTCACCGTGACCATGCGTCCCCCGTCTCTCCACAGGTGTGCGCCGTACATGGGCATCCCCTTGGACTCCCCAAGCACGACAAAGTCTTTGGAGGGGAAGCGCAACTTCTGCGCGATCACCTTGCCCTCCTTGATGTACTGGGCTACCTGAACGGTCTGGCCGTTGAAGTCCCCGAGGCCATAGCCCCAGAACCTACAGGTGTCCTCGCTGATCCCACGCTTCTTGAGCGCCGTGTAGTCAACGTCGATCAGGTTGCTTGCTGCCTTGGACACTTCCGGCAGTGGCTCCCCCGTCCCCGTCTCGTAGTACTTGCACCCAAAGCAGTACCCATGCCCATCCGAATAGCGGGCTAGGTTGTCCTGCGACTTGCAACTTGGGCAAGCCTCATGCTGAACGAACTCCGATTCTTTGTGTTGCATACGCTTTCCATTCGATTTCGATTCGCGGTTCCTTGCTGTACGCCTTCTCCGCAATGATCTTCATAATCTGGACATCGTCCTTCCACGCCCATTCGTTGAGCGCATCAAGGATTGCCTTCTGGTGGTTGTCGATGTCGCCCTTGGGCCAGACGTTGGTCGGCTTCTTGGGGCTGCGGCAGAAGAACGTGACGATCACAATCAGCGGGCAGGCCATAGGGCAACCCTTGGGCTTTTTGACGGCACCAAGGGCTGCCCTTGCCTGCTTTCTGAATCGCTCATAGGTCTTCCCGTAGTAGGCACCCCACCTCGTAACCCGTGGTCTTGAGGCGGGTGTAGGGTCAACCTTGAGGGTCAACTTCAGAAGTCATCTCCGTCTGACTCCTCGGTCGCATCATCCTGAGCAACGGCCGTGTCAGAACCCGCACTGTAGCCGTCCGTGGCCTTGAACCCGA